AAAACAGATGGCTCGCTTTGGACGTTTGGATTAAACAACTTCGGTCAACTAGGTGACGGAACGATTACACGCAAATCATCTCCAGTTCAAGTTGGTTCCCTTACTAACTGGGCACAGGTTGCGGGAGGACAGTATCACACTGCCGCAGTTAAAACAGATGGCTCGCTTTGGACGTTTGGATTAAACAACTTCGGTCAACTAGGTGACGGAACGAGTACCAACAAATTATTTCCAGTTCAAGTTGGTACCCTTACTAACTGGAAACAGGTTGCGGGAGGATGGTATCACACTGCCGCGGTGAAAACAGATGGCTCGCTTTGGACGTGTGGATACAACCTCTACGGTCAATTAGGTGACGGAACGATTACTCGGAGATCATCTCCAGTTCAAGTTGGTTCCCTTACTAACTGGGCACAGGTTGCGTGTGGAGGGTTTCACACTGCCGCGGTGAAAACAGATGGCTCGCTTTGGACGTTTGGATACAACAACAACGGTCAACTAGGTGACGGAACGATTACTTGGAGATCATCTCCAGTTCAAGTTGGTTCTCTTACTAACTGGGCACAGGTTGCGGGAGGATTTCTTCACACTGCCGCAGTGAAAACAGATGGCTCGCTTTGGACGTGTGGATACAACCTCTACGGTCAATTAGGTGACGGAACGATTACTCGGAGATCATCTCCAGTTCAAGTTGGTTCTCTTACTAACTGGGCACAGGTTGCGGGAGGACAGTATCACACTGCCGCAGTTAAAACAGATGGCTCGCTTTGGACGTTTGGATTAAACAACTTCGGTCAACTAGGTGACGGAACGATTACTTGGAGATCATCTCCAGTTCAAGTCGGAACCCTTACTAACTGGGCACAGGTTGCGGGAGGATTTCGTCACACTGCCGCAGTTAGTTTAAGCTAGTGTACATTCAAATCTTATATTTTTGAGCAACAATATTCACACCACCATCAACCTTTAAGTAAATAATAGATGTCTATTATTAAAACTATAACAGTTGATGGTTTCTACACTCCAGACTCAGCTAAACAACTAGAATCTGTATTATACACGCTGCAATATGATGATTATGAATACGGAAAAGAGATTCCAAACTTCAATATGATTCCTCCAGACGCGGATAATATGTTTTCAACAGCTACTGGCATGAAACTTACAGTAGATACAGATTCGGGCAAGTTTAGGATTCCAAGATTGATGATTCATTTTGAATCGTTTGAAACAACCAATGATTGGGTATTTGCAGTTGCTATACAGGAATCAACGTTTAACTTATTCGAACATAAGTCTGGTGTTGAAAACGCATTACAGGGTTATAACTTTAACTATCATAACTTATTTGAATGGGAGTTAACGGTTAACTATCAGTTGAAACCAGGGCAAGGGATACTGTTCCGCCCCTGGTTGTTTCATTCATTTGATATGGGATTAGTTCAGAATTTTAGATTACTTGAAACACCGACGAGTATTTGAGTAACAATTTTCAGTAGCACTTATCACACACTAAATATCTTCACACTAAGTAAGGTATTACCACAGCAATGGACAAGAAACTCTTTTACATCTCAGGCCTCCCACGATCAGGATCTACACTCCTCTCTACTATTTTAAATCAAAACCCAGATTTTTACGCATCAATCTCCGGGCCTCTTGCTAGATTTATGCGGGCGATTATTCAAGAATCTTCAGCACAGGGCGGATACCGACTACAGTGCCCAGAGCAAACAAGGAAGAAAATTATTCAAGGGATAGTTCAAGATTATTACGCAGATAAAGAAGCGCCGATTATTTTTGACACAAACAGAGGATATACACTACTTACTCCGTTGTTAAAAGAGTTAGACCCAACCTTTAAAATGATTGTTTGTGTGAGATCAGTTCAATGGATTCTCGATAGTTTTGAAACATTGGTGCGAAAAAATGCGCTGTCAACAACCTCAATGTTTTCTCCCGATGAGAATATCAATGTCTATACACGATCCAACTCATTGATGAGTTCAAGCAGATCGGTTGGCTTTGCATTTGAAGGATTAAAGCAAGCATTGACCTCAAATGAACGGCCAAATATACTCATACTTGAATATGATAAACTTGCTAAACGACCAGAGCAGGTAATGAAAGAGATTTATAAATTCATCGATATTCCATATTTCAAACACGATTTTGACAATGTTGAAGCATCTTACGATGAATTTGATAATGAAGTTCAACTGGCTGGACTACATACTACTCGCAAAAAAGTAGAGTTTATTGAGCGAAAGCCGATCATTCCACCAGATTTATTTCAGCAGTATTCAAACTATGAAATTTGGAGAAATATGTGAAGCTACATCTTGGAGCAGGATATCGAAAATATGACGGATATTTGAATGTTGATTTAGACCCATTGTGTAATCCGGATTACAACTTTGACATAACTGATGCATGGCCATTCCCAGATAACTCTGTTGATGGCATCATTGCTCACCATGTCATGGAACATTTGGGCGAGGGATTTTTTAAATTTATACAAGAAATGTATCGAGTATGCAAGCCAAACACTTTCATTGATATAGTGGTTCCGCATCATAGACACGATTGTTTTTTGAATGATCCTACACATCGACGGCCGATTACTATTGAGGGCATGAAGTTATTCAGTAAAGCATACAACAAATATTGTATTGAGACTGGGGACGCATCATCAAGACTTGGACAAAATTATAATGTTGATTACGATATTGTGAAATTCAAGTATAACATAGATCCAAAATATCAGCATCTACTAGTTGACATGAAACCAGGTTCCCAAGAAGAAACAGATTTTTCAACCATGCTGCGAGAGAAAAATAATATGATAGTAGACGTTGAGTTCACAATGGTAGTATTAAAAGATGAATGAGTTAGAAGCATTTTATCGTATAGCAGACCTCTATGCCAGGGTTGATAAGCACGAAAAGTTAAAAGCATTTGTGCAGGATTTTATTGATATTTTGCCGAAAAATACCGCCGGGTTTGATGTATTATGCTACTGCTATTACAAAGCAAAAGATTACAAGAATGCAATTTATTATGGTGAAATGGCATTAGGAGCATCAACTGGAGATGCCGCTGATGCTATAAGATTTAACTTGGGCAAGTGCTACTTAAATGCCAATGAGCCATATAAATCTCGCAACTGCTTCGACATATTATGTAAACTACACCCAGAAAGATTAGATATAAAGTTAGATCTTGCTGCGGCATTATTTGCTTGTAATCAAAAGGATGAAGCAAAAGAGTTGTTGATTAGATTAGACGAAGAAAGTTGGAAATTCGACAAACGCGAAGAATCAGCCATTAGATTTAACTTAGCTGCATACCTATTCAAAGATGGTGATTTTAAGTTAGGTATGAAATACCTATCTCTCGGTCGTCAGTTACGAGTATTCGGAGCAGACACTCACAATTATCCTATACCAAAATGGGATGGCTCAACAAATACCGGAAAGCATATTTTAATCGTGGGCGAAGGGGGTATTGGTGATGAAATCATCAACGCCAGGTTTGCCAAACATATAAACGATAGAGGAATGAAAGCATCGTTTGCGTCTTGCCAGGGAATGGCTTCAGTTTTTTCAAAATTGCCATTCGAAACTACTCAAAATTATACGAAGTTTACAACTGATATTAAAAACATAATTGACTACGATTACTGGACACCAGCAATGTCTTTACCGGAAGTTCTTGATTTAAGCGCGCCCGATTTATGGTATGGGCCATATTTGTTACCAGACGATAAACATAATATAAAATGGGCAAATAGACTAACTGGAGAGGTTAAAGTTGGCCTACGCTGGTCAGGTAACCCGCTATATGAGCAAGATTTACACCGCTCGATCTCACTCGAACAACTATATGATATAGTACCAAGTAGGTGGACAAAATATTCTATACAAAAGGAAAACACTGCTATTCTTGCTCAGTATCCTGACATTACCAATTTGGAAAACGAGTTAGAAACTTTCGATGATACTATAGCATGTTTGAGCAACCTGGACATAGTGATTACATCATGTACATCAGTTGCTCATGCCGCGGCCGCGCTTGACAAGAAAGTATTCTTGATGGTACCGATTATGGAATATTACACTTGGGCAGAAGGCAGGGAACAGTCTTCGTGGTATGGAGAAAATCTAACAATCATCAGGCAATCCACCCCTAAAAACTGGGACTCGGCCTATGCTACTCTTCGTGAGAAAATACAAGATTTAACGCTATAGCACATTTTCCAGTGTGTTTAACTTGTCAATAATATTTTTAAACTTGAAAGTTTGCCACACACCCGGGTGAAGCGGTCTTGGGTAATCTTCAAGGAATACCCAGCAGTAGCCTCGGTGCTCGTTGTTTAACACTGGCACGAACTCTTCTTCCACAGGAATCAGGAAAGTATAATAAACAAAGTTGAGGTTATTGCTAGTAAATGTTTCGATAGGGATGGCTTTTTGCCCAGACAAATCAACATTCATCTCCTCTTGAATTTCACGATTTAAAGCTTCAATTATTCTTTCGTTTGGATTTACCTTGCCGCCAGCCAATCCCCAAGTGCCACTATAACTATGCCCATTACGAAGCAAAAACAGATAGCGTTTAGTTTTGCGACTATAGATCAACGCACCTGTGCCCTTTTTTGCAGTTACAGCACTATTGACCAACTTCCCCCGTCGTATTTCCCCTCTATGGATCTGGTCCATTCCTGTGTTTCTGGTGTCCATTTAAACTGCAGCCCTGTTTTTAAGTTAGTAAGGTATTTAACCTCGACGGCATCAGCAGCAGTAAAAGCCACTGCCCAGTTACTTCCGTCAAACTCAATAATGTCGTTACTCCTAGCAACCAAGTTAGTATTACTGCTACCTCTCCAGGCTTTAGCAGATTCCAAGTTATCGTGTGACCCAATGTCGTTCAAGATCAAGTATCTACTACCTGCGGTGGCAGAGATGAAAGTTGGATCGACTGGCATGTTGTAGGGGTCGATTATAGCGTTTATTGGAGCGAGATTATTAGCAGGGTAGGTGTCAGGAATGGGTGAGAACAGAAGCCTTGAAGCATCGGTGGGATGGTAAGCAACTGTTCCTATCAAAATACTGCCATTTGGTTGTTCGAGCCGCACTGTGCTTATACCACCTTGCAACACCCTGCCATATATTTCAGAAAGGCGGTGCCATGAAAACGCTTCAGTAAGATACGCAATAGGTCCGTCAGCAGTGTCAATTATTTTGTCCACTTTGCGTGTCAACTGTAGCATACCACTATTGTAAATGAGTCCATACTCAAGTGGTGTTAGCACTAATCTCGTCATAAGAGCCGTTGTTGATAAATCTGTGAGATCCTGCGACAGATCACCATTAGTATCAAACACTGACGAAATAATACGCTGAATAACTCCAAGTTGCTTGACCTTGGCAGGTAGTGATAACCAGATTGGCAACTCAAACCCTACAGTGAATATGTCCATCTGCTGCCCAGCACCACCAGTTGGAATAGTTCTTGAAGTCCAGCCAGTGTTCATTAAAAATATTGAGCTTAAACTGGTCCAGTCAATGTAGTTGTCTGTGCTTTGGATTTCCAACGCAGGGTTAAACAACGGTAAGATCTGCTCGAGTAGCTGCAACTTTTGTGTAGTATTGCTAGTCCAAATGTCAACTTTGAGTGTGAGCTTATACGGCACTGGCATCATGCGCTCTACTGTAAACGCGCCGCCCTGTGATTGCCCCCACTCACCAGTAACTTGATCATAGGTGCGTTCCCTGATGTTTAGCTTGCTTACATGGTATGGTTCTTGAACGCGGGCACGATCATAATCTAGCCCCGTAATGTAGCAGGCAATGCAGGGCACCGTGGGCGTAGTGTTCTCAGTGTTGCCCATGATGATGGAGGCAGCCTGAGCAGACGAATCCCCGTAGATTACTGGAACTTGCTGAAGCGTTTGATTTCCGTTAGAATCTTTGCCGAATTCTACCTGAAAATGGCTGAAAGCGCGTATAAACTGTAATAAAAAGCGTCGAATCTGCCCGTCGTATGCGAAAGTGTTTAAGCTCATAATAACCTTAGTAATCAGTTGGTGGGCGCAAAGCAGTGGATAGCGGCTGTGCTGATGGAATGACCTGCCCGTTGGCTAGCGTAATAGTGTTAGCATTGTTGGCAAAACTATTGCGTAGCGTATCGTTGCCTGCCGCACCTGGAGTAAGGTTGGTGCGAACATTGTCCTCGACCTTGACCCAACGATGCCCGTCGTAGCGGAACAGACGGTTTGGAAGATAGTCAAGCCGTAAGTGATAGTCGCCCTGCGCTGGTGTTGCTGGGAACGACACCCCTGCCGTAACTGGCAACCCGTTTGGAGCCAACCCGTCACCAGACAGATACCCCTTTGGATTCTGCTCTGCCACTGGGCTAAAGGTAGCAGCATCAGCAGTAACCCCACTATCTGCTGTTGTCATCATTGAATCTGCAGTTGATTCGCTTTTGGCAAGATTGCCGTCAGCGTCAGAGTATGGGCTAAATATTTTGCTTACATCATACCCGCTCTTCGGAACCTCTGCTTCAGCCTGCTGAACGATAGCCTCGTTTATGCCCACATACTTGTTGAAAGTGCTCATAATGTCTGACAACGGTGTGGTGCCTGTTGAGGTGCCCTGCGGCCCAGCACTGTTATCAACTGCGATTTGGTTGAGAATGCCCTTATACTCTTGACTGTCAACGAGTGGGTTGAGTTTACAGCGCCACAAGTGCGGATACCAGGTTGGGCTGAATCCCTCACTTGCCCATGAACACTCGCCCACAACATAATACCGCTTCAGTGCTGCTGGAAAATCGTTCAACGCATCGTAATCTTTCAAGTGAAGCAGTTCAAACACATCACCGCTCATGATTTTTCTGCCCAAGGTAGCGATCATCTCGCTGAGGTGGAAAGTCATCACAATGGTTCCGGTCTGTAAAAACATGCCAAACTGGGACAGATCAAAATCGTTGTCACTACGCTGGTAAATCCCCCGCATGCTAAAGACACTGGTGTCATACTTGCGGTCGCGATTTTCAAGGAACAGAATATCTTGGATGTTCGCCACACTCTGCGTAGAGTAGCTGGGTTGAGTAGCATCACCCGTAGGCCCTTGATCCACTGGTCCCAGATATTTATGAACCAGAATCCCTGTACCACCCACTACAAACATTTCTGCGATTTGGCGATCAATCCAGCGAAAATCTGCCCCTTTTTCTGGTTTCCACAAACTTAATCTGCTCATATTTTTGCCTCTACAATGTAGTATTTAGCCAAAATATTACTTGACAATCAACTATTCTGGCTGTATAATACACAGAAATGGAAATAACAAACAGTCTTGATTGGCAAAAAGTTCGAGACGAGCTTGAAGCAAGCATGCGAACTGGGATTTTGACAAATAACGCGCCAAACTCCATTCTCCAGTTAAATAACATGCACGACGCGAAAAGAATGTTGACAAATATTGGTAATCGTGTTAAAATTCTGTCAGAACACGAAATAATAGCCAGACGAGAGCATACTACACACAGTCAAAAGGTGGTCACAA